TAGATAGATTTTTCAATTATTTAGATTTTTTTCTTCCAATATTTTTTTGTCTCATACTTTCGTCTCCTCCACTATAACTAGAAGATCCATGTTTTCCTTCTGCAAAGTCAGCAGCGTACTCTCCAGCTGAAGCTAATTTTTTACCAACTTTAGAAGCTACTTCTTTAACTGCTCCTACTGCTTTTCCACCGTAATGTTTAGCTACTTTTAATAGATCAGTATTAGACTCACCTAAGTAACCTCCTCCCATTTCACCTTTATCTGTTGATCCTTTGAAACTTGGTTTCTTTTGTAATAGAGGAGATGGAATTCCGTTTCCTGTTTTAGCTGAATTACCTCTTCCTGCTTTTTGTGTATATGCCATTTTTTTTGTTTTTTTATCGTTATTACTTACTGTTAGTATTACAGGTATTATTTATTTTTAACACTCTTATTTTGTTTAGAATATGCTTCTTTCTCCCAAGGTAGATTTCTTGCTCCTTCTTTCATACTAGCGCGAGAATACTTTTTACCTTTCCATGTTACATGTGAATCAGTATAATCTAAATCACCTCGTTTCATTTGATCAACATGAACCATTTCGTGTTCTATAGTTTTGCTTTTCTTTAATTCTAATGGAGATACGTTTTTATTAACAAGTATAGTTCCATTTGACTGAGCCATACCTAAAACATTATCATCCATGTCAGTGCTATAAATAGGTGTGTTGTCCACGTTGTATGGTGGACCAGTCATCTTGAACGCCATTAGCTTATTGGTTTAGCATTTTTTCATCTTAATAGGAGTAGACTTAGATTTAGCAGAAGAAGTCGTTTTAGTGGCTTTTCCTTTTTCTTCAAGTGGTTTTCCTTTTATTTCTTTTTCAACTTTTTTTCTAAAAGCTGTTCCAGGCATGCCAACCATATCGCTTGTTTGTTGATCTTTGCTTTTAACTGCTGTTGGTTTTGCTTTGCTTTTCTGTAATAATGGTGATTTTATCATTCTGTTATGTCTGATTTAATTGTTGGTTTAGTAAACTCGTTATATTCTTTTATACTAGCTGTTGTAGTTGCTTTTCTTTTTTCAATTCTAACGTTTCTTTTTTCAAGTCTTTTAGCTTTAGAAATGTCTCCTGCTTTAGTAGCTTGGTCTTTTTTAAGTTCTGTTCTAGCTGATCTATCTTCTAATCGAACTTCTTTTTTTATATCCGATTTGTTTTTATCACCAGCGGTTCTATTTGCAAGAACTTTTCCTACCATACCACCAACGCCAGCTATAGCTTCGGATATTCCACCATCGTCATATACTGCGTTAGGATTGTATCCTCCTTCTTCGTAAACTCCACCTTCTCCGCCTTGGTTAACCATACTGCGTTGTAGTAGAAATGGAGAACTACTGTTTTTTTTAATTATACCTATAGACATAATTAAAATCTACCCATTGCTTTCTGGGTGATTGGACCAGGCTTGCAAGTAGGTTTCATGTTGTTTAAGATTATTCCATCTTTTCCAGAACTAGATCCTTTACCTTTTGGAAGACCAGTTGAATCAAAAGGTCCGTCCCATAAAGCGTTAGCTCCTACTCCTGACCTTCTAGCTTCTTTATCGTGAATATTACTAGGATTTTTTTTTACGTTTAAGTTCATAGTTGTTGGTTGTTTATATCGTATACAGGTGTAATAGGTGTTTGTACTCCAGCTGGCGGAACTATAGGCATAGAAGGACTTTGGTCCATAGTTGGATCTATATTCTCTCCAGTTAACGGATCAATAGTCTGCATTAAAGGACTTGCTTGCCCTACTTGTCTATTGTATGTATTAGGCATTGCTTGACCAAATACTCCGTTGATATTATTTTGATTTGTAAAACCTTGTGGGTTTATTTGTGTCTGCCGCATTGCCATTATGTTAGGTTGATTAGTATTTGTTTTATATGCCATAGCTGCAGCTGCAATTGGATTTACTCCGTTTCTAACAAAGCCGGTTGCACTAGCATTCTGATTATTTTGCATGCTAACTACGTTTGCTTGTTGAGTAGCTTGTCGTGCTTTTGCGCTGTTTAAACGCGCATTCATAATATCTCTATAACTAGCCATGATTATTTCTTGTTTTATCTTTGTTTGTGTTTTCTATAGCGGTTATCATAACCGTGTCTGTATATGTCTTACCATTCATTATAGAATTTCTATGACTAGTTGGTATATCTTCTTTGCCTAACATTATACGATACATCTTACTTATTAGCTGCTTGCACTTAAATGAAACTTTATATATATTGTATTTTTGAGTTGTATGGTTTCTTTCTCTCCAAACCGTTATCCAACCTTCTTTTAATAAATCGTTCCAGCGTCTGTTATTCCAACTATATGCGTATGTACCTATTTTAAAATCTTGTTTAGTAAAAAAATCCATGCAGTCAAAGTAAATAAGAAGTTCTAAATCGGCATCTGTTAAATTGTTATTCTTACAAGCCCATCTTCTTATTGTTCTATAATGTTTTAACAAACCAAGTTCTTTTATATCTTTTGGCTCTAGTCTCATTACAAAACAGCTACAACATCTGTTAATCTTATTACAAAGTAAGTTTGATCGTCTTCTATTTTATGACCAGCATGTCTATCGTAGAATATTAAATCATTTTCTTTAACACCTACTACTTCATGTCCAACTGATTTTACTTTAGCTTTTATATACCTAATGTCTTCTCTCTGGTTTTCAGCAAGTAGTAAACCTCCTTTTGTAGAGGTTGTGCCTTCTTTTATCTTATCTATAATCAAACATTTTCCTATTGCTTTCATTATGCTCTTAAGTTATTAATTACACAATTAGTTGACAATATAGTAGTAGCTACTGAAACAGCATTTTTTAAAGCACTTTTAGTAACTAACAAGGGATCGATTATCCCATGTTCAATCATATTAACTGTTTTACCAGTAATAACGTTTATTCCAAAACCAACCTTAGTAAGCGCATCTATACTTATCTCTTCTATACCTGCGTTTTCTAATATAACATTAAATGGAGCTCTAATAGCTAACAGTAATATTTCTTCACCAGCAGAAAACGTGTCTATATTATAAGAAGCATCTAGTAAAGCAATTCCTCCTCCGGGCACAATACCTTCTTTAATAGCTGCTTTTGTTGCGCATATAGCGTCTTCTATTCTATCTGCTTTTTCTTTTAATTCTATACTTGAATTAGCGCCTACTTTCACAACGGCTATTTTAGCAGATAAACGAGCTAGTCTAGTTTCAAGTTTTATAGTAGTAGGTGCGTTATTATTCTTAAGTAATTCTTTCTTTAATTCTTCTATGATGTTATTGATTTCTTCTGTTGTTTCTCCAGTATGCAAAACAGTGTCTTCGTGAGAAGTAATACTCTTAATACAATTACCAAAGTACTCTGGTTGAAACATGTCTAAATCATCACCTAAATCTTCATTTATAATAGTTGCTCCAGTTAACATAGATAAGTCGTCTAAAACTTCTTTCTTAGTTATACCATAAGTTGGCGCGTCTACTACATTTATTTTTATGTTACCTTTTAGTTTATTCATTGCCAAAGCAGATATTACTGCTGGTTCTAAATCACCTATAATTAGTAATTGTCTATTGTTTTTTATTACATATTCCAAAGCAGGTTGAATCTGTCTGATAGTGTCTACTGGAGATTCCATTAACAATACTAGTGGATTTTCTAATTCTGCTGTTTTTCTCTCTAGATTAGTTATAAAGTGAGTATTAACTAAACCTTTATTATACTGAACACCTTCTACGACGTCTAAGTTACATTCAGCTTCTTCACAAGTTTCCATCATTACTACGCCTGTTTCTCCTACTGATCTAAAAGCATCAGCTACTAACTTACCTAATATAGGATCGTTATTAGTTGATATAGTCGCAACATGATCTATCATATCACCAGTAACAGGTACTTTAACAGATTCTAGGTATTCTAGAACAGAGTTTGTAGCTTTTTCAATTCCTTCTTTTATTTTTCTAGAGTTTGCATTGTCTTGCTTGTACGTCTCTTTCAATATAGCGTGAGCTAATACTGTAGCTGTAGTCGTTCCATCGCCTGCTTCTCTAACTGTTTTTCTAGCTGCTTCCTTTAGAAGTTTAGCTCCCATATTTTCAACCGGATCTAGTAGAACTATAGAATCAGCTACTGTAACACCGTCTTTTGTGATAACTGGATTTCCAGAATTATCTTCCAATAACACGCATCTACCACCAGCTCCTAACGTAGAACCAACTGCTCTACTTAATTTTTCTATACCTGCAAATACTTTATCGCTAGCTTCTTTTCCGAAACTGAGGTTTTTAACTATGCTGTCTGACATATTTTATTTAATTAAATTGATATAGTTTATATATTACTTGTTTTTATAGTTTTTTACTTAACTGACTTATACATTCAATAGTTTAAACATACGTAGTTTATTTTTCCATAACAAGTAAATCAAAACAATAGGCAGTAGCAACCAAAGAAGTATCAAGTAGTTAGTTTTTTTATCTATAGCTTTAACTGACGACTTTTTAACATCTAATCTTTTTACGTTTAACTTTTTTACAGAAGATGTTTTTTCTACTTCTTTAGTTTTATCTACCTTTCGTGTGTAGTCTTTTCTCTTTTTTATTATTACATTTTTAAATACAACTCCGTCTATTACCATTGGCCTTGAAGTGTCAGCTGGTTTGTATTCGATCTCTTCAGTACTTATATTCGTAACTATATCGTTTTCTTTTACATAAGTACCGTCTATTTTTATTACAACAGAACTATCAACTTTTACCTCTGTGTTTAATTTTGATAAATTTACTTTTCTTGATCCGCAAGATATTAGTAAGAATAAACTAATAATTAATATAAGATGTTTTGCCATTTTTCTTTATTGCTTTAAGAATTTGTTTTCTTTGTTTACCAGTTGATTCGTAAGATACATGTACCCAATCTGGATTTTTGTCATTACCAAACTCATAAATTAATTGGTCGAACACAAGGTTGTTTTTTATCCAAGTAAATACCTGCATATTAGTAACAGTCGTAGCATCCATGTCTATATCAATAGCTTCTCCAGTTGAATGTTGAGATGTTTTACTAGTTCCTTTTATAGACGCGTTTAAAGCAGAACTTCTATACCCAGAACTTATATGTATTGGTACGTTAAAATGTTCTCTAATTGGTTGAAAAATATTAGCGGCTAGTTTCTTCATATTAGAAGTATGCTCATCCGTAGGCATGTTGTTTATACCGTTTCTTTTAGCAGATTCACTTCTTATCATTTCTGATAAAGATAAGTTTTTAGATAATTGCATTAATTAGTTATTTCGTTAATATCAGTTTTTATTTCTTTGGCTCTATTAAATACTTTTTTTAATAACATCCAAATGTTTATTTTAAATGTTTCTTCTATATTTTCTTTTATAGAAACTAATTCTACAAATATCAATAGTATAGCGCAGATCTTAGTGAACATAAAATTGAATCCAAAAGCTACTTTTACGAATTCGTTTAATACAAATTTGTCTATTACAAATAATAACAATATACATATTTCGTATAATGCCATTTTAGATATAACGTTAGATAGTTTTCTACTTTGTATACTATTCCAACCTTCTAATCTAACGCTCTTAAATATACCTGTAAAAGTATCTAGTATTATTGCGCTACCTACGGCTATTAGTAAACCATATATTGGGACAAACAAAAGAACCAATGAAGCTATTGTATAATTTAAGTATCTCATGATCTACCTTGTCCAGCGTAAGCTTTTTTATAATTTTTAGAAGATTTGCTTTTTGACACTTGCGTCTTAGCGTGAACACCTGTTCTACTAACTTTAGATTTGATTAACTTGCTTGATTCTTGTTTTGCTTTTGCCATTATGCGTATTGTTATTATTTAATATTTAAACTAATGCTTCTGTAGGTTCGCTATATAAAGGTCCAGTTATCATCACTGGATTTATTAGCAAAGCAATTTGATTCTCTATATTAGATTTCATATTGTCTAATTCAGAACCTAATATAGATTCTAACCATCTTATTACATCTGATTCTGTTATTCCATCGTATGACGTAAAGTCTTCTGGATTTGGATCACCTAAAGATATTGCTCCGTAAGTCTCTGCTGTTGTTCCGTTCTCATCCGTTCCTCTGTATCTCCAATGTATTGTTTTTATTACGTCTTGTAACCCGTTTAAACTAACAGCTCTTTCAGCTGCCGAAATTGTCCAATTAAATGTTACCATAACTATATATTTTTCACTTGTTGTATTTCATTGTAAATCCTTACCAATTCAGCTTCTTTTTCAGCTAAAATTTCTTCTTGAGTTTGTTCTTCAACTTCTATAAATTCAATACTTACAAGTCCGTTTTCGTCGTAAATTTCGTTTCTAATTTGTTTCATCATTTTATATATTTATATTTATT